TAATATGACTGGAGCTGTAAAGAAAATCGAAAAAATGAAAAAAGGTTTATCTGACGATCCAGAAGTAAAAGCAGCTTTACAACTTGCTAATGAAGAAGTTACTGAAGAAATAGTAGCTGAAGCTCATGAAATAAATGAGAAGAAAACCCAACAGCAAGAAGACAAAGAAAGGTATCAAAAATTCTTTAAGTCTGCTTTGAAGAAGTTTGGCGTTGACTCACCCGCTCAACTTAAAGGCGATAAAAAGAAAGAATTTTTTGACTATGTTGATAAGAACTACGAGGCTGATAACGAATCAGATGTTGATGAAGGTCTTGGTAGTTCAATTAGAAAAGCTGCTGGTAAAGCTAAAAAGGCAGTGAAGAGAGCTACTATGTCAAAAGCAGCTAGATCTAAAGCTGATGCAGACGATGTATTTAGGAAATCTAGACAAAAATATCGATAAAATTTATCTTGTATAGATAATATATGATGAAAATATTTGACAAGCTTAATAGTAGGAATTTTGAACTCTATGCGTCACAGCATTATAGCAATCCAGAATGCTGTGACGTAGACGAGTTTAAAGAAGATTTAACAAGGTTTAAGTATCTTAAAAGATTACTTAGACGCTATGAACAATATGAAGATCTTCAAGAAAGGCTTATATTGAATCACATTATAGTTTTATATAACGTGTTTGGTATAGAAGCAGCTAATAGAATGATGTGGTTTAAGGTTGAACCAGAACATTATAGCATACTAAAAACTTTTTTGATTTTTCTTAATTATTTACCAGAAGATTCACATGTAGAAATACCTTTGGATCAGGAAATAATAAACAGACTAAGGAACCTTTAATGGGAGCAATTTCAAGAACAGCTGATTTATTTTATGCCTTTAGATTTCTAAAGCTGTTAGTTTCGTCTTGGGATAATACTGAAGCATATAAGCTAGGCATTATTGACGATAAAGGTAAATTATTAAAAAAGGCACAAGACAGAAAAACACCTCAAGAAAAATCTGCATATACCGTTTTTCATAGGTTAGTTTTTAATGTTAAAAGATTGCTTAATAAATTACCATTTGGTCAAACTAAACTAGCGTCTTATGCGTCAGCATTATTTTTAATTAAGGAAAATACTGACCTTACTGATGAAGAGATTAGAAATGTACTAAATGATGTTTTTGAAGATTTAGAAGAAACTATTAATATATCAGAAAGTGCTCAATGGTTTGATAAAAATAATAAATTAGCTCCAGGAACATATACATTAGTACAAGAAATAGCATCTCCAAAAACTGGAGAAGTTATGGCGCATATAAATACTAAGGTAAGAGCAAATGATTTTACAGAAGCTCATGGTGATATATTTGGATTAAATGTATATCAAGTTGAGCATATTTTAACTAAACAAAAAATATTAGTAACTAGTATGGACTTAAAAAGATGAAGACATTTAAAGACATGTGGGAGGACGCTGCGGCTAATTCAGTATCAAGCGGTGATGTATCATTACCAGCAGATGCTGTAAAGAAAAAGAAAAAGAAAGACCTTTTTGACGGTAGAACTAAAGAAGGTAAAAAATTCATTCAAAGAATTTTAGCAAGCAGAGCCGCGAGGGAATCCAAGAAAGAGGTAAATTAAATTATGTCAAAAATATTGATTGGTGTGATTGTTATCATGGGTTTAGGAGGATACTTCCTCTATAATAAAAATATTGAGCTGCAACGGCTTAATATAGCCTATGAAGTGAGAGATGCTGAACAAAAAGAAACCATACGCGCTATCCAAGAGCAAATGGAAACTAACCAAAAAGCCCTACGAGGCCTTCAAGTACAAAATCAAAAATATGAAGAAGAAATGTCAGAATATTTGGATATATTCAGAAGACATAATCTTGCTAAATTAGCAAGTGCCAAGCCTGGGTTAATTGAACCAAGTTTTAATAAGAGAACAAAGGAGGTATTTGATGCGATTGAAGCCGATAGTAAGCGCATTTCTGATCTTAATGATTAGTGGTTGTTCTTTATTAGGACCAAAGGAAGTTGAAGTTATAACTAAACCAGTTCAAATAGAAATTGTTCAACCGGTGATGCCAAGAGCAATTAATTTAAAAGAACCAAAATGGTATGTTGTGTCTGACACTAAGATTATTGAAAATTGCCTTAAAGATCCAGATACTAAAAAGGCAAATTGTAAATTAGGTCGTGAAGATTTATATCCAGAAGGATATACTTACCTAGATAAGTTTCTTGACGATATGAAAAAGCAGCATGGTGGTGATGTAGTCTTTGTTGCCATGACAGTTGAGGATTATGAGTTAATGGCTTATAATACTCAAGAAATTAAAAGATATATCAATCAACTGGGGGAAGTGATAGTTTATTATAGGAGTGTGACAATAAATGACATGGAAGGAGCTGCAGTTGAAATTAAAGTGGAGAAAGAAAATGAGTAGAATGAAAGAATCTATGACAGTATGGGAAAGAGCTGAAATAGCAGCAAAACTTTCCGCAATCGCATATATGAATCCAAAGCCAGCTGAAACAGCTTGTAAAAAATTAGGCTTTGCTTCAGGAAAAATTATCAGTAGAGATGGTGCTGAAGTATTAATCGCAAAAGATAGAAATGATCTATGGTTTGCCTTTAGAGGTACTGAGCCATCTAAGCTTAATGATGTTATGGCTGATTTAAAAGTAATTAAAAATTCAGCTGTTGCTGGTGGTAAGGTTCATGGAGGATTTCAAGAAGAAGTCAATGACCTTTGGATGGATATCGTAAAAGAACTAGAACATAACGATCAATTAAAGGTAAGAAAAGATGTATATTTTACTGGACATAGTCTTGGTGCTGCCATGGCTACTATTGCTACAACACGTTATACACCGAATGAGCTCTTCACGTTTGGGTCACCGCGGGTCGGAGGTAAACACTTCATCAAAAATATAAAATGCCCTCATTATAGATTTATGAATAATAATGATATCGTTTGTAGAATCCCACCAGCTTGGCTAGGATTTAGACATCATGGAGAAATGATCTATTTTGATAGAAATGGAAATAGAGCTTTAAAACCAACTTGGGCTGATGTATTTTATGGTATTGTAAATAGCTGGAAAAGATTCAAATTCTTTGACGGTATTGTAGATCATGGTATGCCTAATTATGTAAAAGCTTTAAAGGCTTTAGTAAAAGGAGAAAAATAATGGATCCTGTTGGCGCATGGAATAGTTTAACCTATGTAGATGGTTTTTTATTTACCGTTTGGCTTGGCGTACTTTATTACGGCAAATGCTGGATCGATAACAAATTTAAGGATTAATTATGCATTGGCTTATAGTACTTACACTTAAATCTATATTATCTTCTATAATTGGCAGTTCATTTTATGCTTGGTTCCAAGGGACAACTCTTGGTATATGGTTTCAAAAACAAGTTGATAGGTTCATGGAATATTTTGCTGAAAAATATGAACTTGAATTGATGAAAAAAGATGCCAAATTTAGAAAACAATATCCACTCCAAGCTGAAAGATTAGATGAAATGGAAGCAGATTTAGATATGCTAGTAGATCTTCCTCTAATTAGAAAGGCTATTATTTCTCATGTTGATGAAACCAAGGGAAAAATCAATATTGCTCCTAGTGGCGAAATGCCAATCTGGGTTGATGACAATAGCAAAAATAATTAAAAAAACAGTTTACAAAACCTAAATTTTGTGATATAATATATAGTATTATTACTTAATTAACTGACAATGAATGATGGACAACTAAATATGACGATGCACGTAACTAAGCGTAACGGCACTACTCAGGACTTTGATTTAGATAAGGTACACAAAGTTTTAGAATGGGCTACAGCTGATATTTCTGGAGTATCTGTATCAGAAATAGAGATTAAAGCAAATATACAACTGTATGACAAGATCCCCGCTTATGATATTCATGAGCTTCTCATTAAATCTGCCGCTGAGCTTATTTCCGAGCACACACCTAATTATCAATTTGTAGCCGCCAGACTTATTTCATATAAGCTTCGTAAAGAGGTATATGGAGATTACAAGCCATGGTCATTAAGGCAAATTATTATTGAAAATGTTTCAAGGGATGTATATGACGGTGCCATCATGCAAGATTATGACTACAATGAAGTTGATGAGTTAGATGCATATATTAAGCATGACAGGGATGATAATTTTACATATGCTGGAATGGAACAGTTTAGAGGTAAATATTTAGTACAAGATAGAAAAACTAAACAGCATTATGAAACTCCACAAATATTGTACATGATGATTTCAGCAACATTATTTTCTAAATATCCAAAAGAAACTAGAATTAAATACGTTAAGGACTATTATGATGCAATATCTCTTTTCTATATTTCGCTCCCTACGCCCATCATGGCTGGAGTTCGTACGCCAACGCGTCAGTTTTCGAGTTGTGTGCTTATTGAATCTGGTGATAGTTTGGATTCTATCAACGCAACTGCCACTTCAATAGTAAAATATATTTCTAAGAAAGCGGGTATTGGTATTGGCGCTGGTTCAATTAGAGCTGAAGGATCACGTGTTGGTGATGGATCAGTTGTACATACAGGTCTTATTCCATTCTTAAAATACTTTCAAGCTGCAGTAAAATCTTGTTCTCAAGGTGGTGTTCGTGGCGGAGCCGCTACTGTATATTTACCAATATGGCATTACGAATTTGAAGATCTAGTTGTTCTTAAAAACAATAAAGGTATTGAAGAAAATCGTGTTCGCCACATGGACTATGCATTCCAACTAAACAAGTTGATGTACGAACGTTTATTGACTGGCGGTGATATTACATTCTTTGACCCAAATGATGTTCCTGGTCTATATGAAACATTTTTTGATGACCAAGACAAATTTAAAGAATTATATGAAAAATATGAAAGAGCCAGATCAGTTCGTAAAAAGACTTTACCGGCAACTGAAGTATTTTCTACATTGATCCAACAAAGAAAGGATACAGGTAGAATCTATATAATGAATGTAGACCATGCTAATGATCATGGAGCGTTTAAACCAAAACAAGCTCCAGTAAGAATGAGTAATCTATGTTGTGAAATTGACTTACCAACAAGTCCATTAGGAGAAAATCCAGAAGATGGAGAAATTTCTTTATGTACTTTATCAGCAATTAACTGGGGATTAATTAATGAACCATCAGAATTTAAAAAATATTGCAACTTGTCTGTTCGTGCTCTCGATGAGCTTCTTGATTACCAGTCTTATCCTGTACGTGCAGCAGAACGCGGGACTATGAATCGAAGACCACTTGGTATTGGTATAATTAACTTAGCTTATTTCCTAGCCAAACGTGGTCTTAAATATAATGAAGAGTCATTTGATATTGTTGATGAGTATGCTGAAGCATGGTCTTATTACCTAATTGAGGCTTCTCAGGAATTAGCGAGTGAAAAAGGTGAAATTCCTTTAAAAAATCACACAAAATATGCCGATGGAGTCCTCCCAATTGATACATATAAACGAGAGCTAGATAATTTAATAGAGAATAAAGAAAGATTGCCGTGGAACGAGCTTAGAAATAAACTCCAAGAAACGGGAACTCGTAATTCTACACTCATGGCACTTATGCCAGCTGAAACAAGCGCTCAAATTTCTAATAGCACGAATGGTATTGAACCACCTCGAGCATTAGTTAGTTACAAACAGTCTAAAGATGGTGTTATGGCTCAGGTTGTTCCTGGCTATCATCATTTAAAAAATAAGTATGACTTATTATGGGATCAAACATCCCCTGATGGTTATCTTAAGATCTGTGCTATACTCCAAAAATACATAGATCAAGGCATTAGTGTAAATACATCTTATAATCCAGAACACTATGAAGATAATAAGATACCAATGTCTGTAATGTTGACTGACCTTGTGACAGCTTATAAATACGGTTTAAAGCAACTTTATTATTTTAATACCTTTGATGGAGCTGGAGAAATGACTGATGGAGAAACACATCATGCATATGACGGTGAAGTTCAAACAGAGTATGAAGATGACGATTGCGAAAGCTGTAAAATATGAATAAAAAACCAAGAATAAAACTTAAAGGCGGAGCAGAGTATGACGCTCTCACGTCAGCGCGTAGATGGTATAAGTATTTAACAAGCCCTGGTGTTACAAAGAGTATCAAACGGGGATATAATAAAAGATTTAGAAAAGAAGGAAAAATAAATGGCAGTATTGAAAAAGAATAAAAAGCAGCATCTACTAAAAAATATGTTTCTTGACGAAGCTGTTGATATTCAACGTTATGATGAAGTAAAATATCCACAAATAGATAAGATTACAGACAAACAATTAGGATTTTTCTGGAGACCAGAAGAAGTTGATGTTTCAAAAGACAAAAAAGATTTTAGTGCGCTTACTGAAAATGAGCAGCATATTTTTACAAGTAATCTTAAAAGACAAATATTGCTCGATAGTGTTCAAGGTCGAGCTCCAAACTTAGCATTTCTTCCAATTGTGTCTTTACCTGAAGTAGAGAACTGGATTGAAACTTGGTCATTTTCTGAAACTATTCATAGTAGATCATATACTCATATTATTCGTAATATTTATCCAGATCCATCTTTTGTATTTGATGATCTTTTAAATCAACAAAATATTATGGATTGTGGTAAATCAATATCAAAGTATTATGATGAATTAGTTGATTGTAATAATGGTCCTACAAATAAAATGGATCATAAAAGAGCAATTTGGATGGCAATGATGAGTGCCAATGCTCTTGAAGGCGTTAGGTTCTATGTATCATTTGCTTGTTCATGGGCATTTGCTGAACTTAAAAAAATGGAAGGCAACGCAAAGATTATTAAGCTAATTGCCAGAGATGAAAACCTCCATTTGGCATCAACAACTACTATTCTAAAGCTTCTTAAAAAAGAAGATAAGGACTTTGAAAAGATTGCTAAGGAAATGGAAGATGTATGTGTAAAACTATATGTAGAAGTTATAGACCAAGAAAAAGAATGGGCTAAATATCTATTTAAAAATGGATCTATGATTGGCCTTAATGAAAAGATTTTAGCAGATTATATTGAATGGATTGGTTGTAAAAGAATGAGAGCAATTGGACTACCTTGTCCTTATGTGGTTCCACAAGCTAATCCATTACCTTGGACAGAAAAATGGATTGGTGGTGGTAATGTTCAAGTTGCTCCACAAGAAACAGAAATTAGCTCCTACGTAATTGGTGGAGTAAAACAAGATATTGATAGTAACGCGTTAAAAGGACTCAGTTTATGAATATAGAAATTTATAGTAAGGATAATTGCTCTCAATGCGACATGGCAATTAGTAAAGCGTCTAAAATGAAAGCTTCTTATATTGTTTTAAAATTAGGAAAAGATTTTAGTAGAGAAGAGTTATTTGAGCAATTTCCTACTGCAAGAACATTCCCTCAAATTAAAATAGATGGAAAGGTTATAGGAGGCTGGGACGCTTTCAAGGCGGTTGTTTAATGAAGCGTTCTGTCATAGATTGCGAATATTGTTATAACAGAACAGTAATTGGACACAGCGAAGATGAAATAATTTTATTTTGTCCTTGTTGTGGAGAAGAAATAAAGGACGAACTAGAAGAACTAGATTTCGAAGAGTAATATGACATGGCATTATCAAGGCAAAGAATGGCAACTGCCAGAAGAGCTCAGTCACAAAGACGTGTACGGTTTTGTATACATGATAACGAACAGAGCTACAGGCAAGAAGTACGTAGGGAAGAAGTTTTTCTGGAGTCAGAAGACGCTACCAATAACCAAGACTCGCAAGCGAAGAAAGAAATTATTAGTTGAATCTGATTGGATGAACTATTGGGGATCAAATAAGCATCTTCAAGAAGACGTTACAAAACAAGGTGAAGAACTTTTTTATAGAGAAATACTTCATATATGTAAGACTAAATCAGAATGCGCATACATGGAAACAAAGGAACAGTTTGATAGAGAGGTTTTATTTACTGATGACTATTATAATGGTATAATTAATTGCCGAATTGGTGGTAATTCAGTGAAAAATTTTTCAAAATAAACGTTTACATTTGCTTAAAAGTATGTTATAATATATAAATTAATAAGGGATATAATATTGAAAGATAATGTGATACAATTTCCAACTGAAGCTCGTAAAGCTGCAATTGCAAGAGAACACGATGAGCTAAGAGTGGAATTTGAAGAATTTACAGATGAATGTAGAGAAACATCACAAATTATACTTCTTATGATTGAGGAATTGTTATTGAATGAATGTAGTTCATTTGATGAGATAGATTTTAGAGATAGTAACTTACCAGAGTCGAGAGATATGTTTGTTATAGTCAATATGATTTCATCAATGCTAATGAAATATGGTGGAGTTCATCATTTTTTACATGATCACTTTGATAATATATATAACGACTTAATGAAAACTATAGGACCTGATGAATGATTTTACTTGATTATAGCCAAATAGCGCTATCTAATATTATTGTACAAAAACTAAATGATGAAGATATGATAAGACATATGATACTAAACAGTATTCGTATGTACAACAAAAAATATCGACACGAGTATGGCCAAATGGTTATATGTGCCGATGGAGCCAATACATGGCGTAGGGATTACTTTCCACAATACAAAGGAATGCGTAAAAAGAATAGGAAAGAATCTGATCAAGATTGGACAGAAATATTTAGGATTTTAAATTTGGTAAGAGAAGAAATAAGAGAAAATTTACCTTACAAAGTTCTTCATTTAGAAGGGTGCGAAGCTGATGATATTATTGGCACACTCGCTATGGAGACTCAAGAGTTTGGTCAACATGAACCAGTGATGATTATTTCTTCTGATAAAGATTTTATTCAACTTCACAAATATAACAACATCAAGCAATATTCACCTATACAAAAGAAAATGGTAGTAGATAAGAATCCAAGATCTTATTGTTTTGATCATATTTGTAGAGGCGACAAGGGTGATGGTATTCCTAATATTCTATCTCCTGATAATGCTATTATGGAAGGCATACGTCAAACACCAATGACTAAAAAGAAGATCGAACATTGGGCTGATAATATAGATAACCTAAAAGAAGTTATGACTCAAGAGGAGTATAGAAACTATCAAAGAAATAAAACTTTAATTGATTTATCAGAGATACCAGAATCTCATCAGAATAATATTATAAATACTTTTAACGAACAGAAGCTTCCAATGAAGATGAAAGTTTTGAATTACTTAATTAAAAAAAGATGCAATCTATTGATTGAATGTGTGGAGGAATTTTACAATGGCTAAACCATTAATTTCAGAGGTATTAGTTACGGCTAATAAATTAAAAACTAAAGACGACCGAGTCAAATATCTGCAAGAGCAAGACTGTACAGCTCTTAGGGATATATTACGTATCAACTTTGACGATACTATCGAATTATCATTACCGCCAGGAGAGCCACCCTTTAAAAAGCTTAATCCTGAAAAACAAAAAGCTAAAGAGCTTAGGTTTGAATATCCTAAGTTTGCTAACTTTGTAAAAGCCGTATCACCAAACTTAAATCAATTTAAAAGAGAAACAATCTTTATTGATTTACTTGAATCTATTCATCCGGATGACGCACAGTTATTCCTATCAGCCAAAGATAAAAATATAAAATTCAAATATGTTACAAAGGCTATGGTAAAAACAGCGTTTCCAAATTTAATAAAAAAATAGGAGAACCATTACTAAAAATTCTATATCATGATAGTTTTTCAATTAACTTTAACCTGGAGATTGTTTATGAGTTATATTCAAATTGAACGCCTAAAGAAAGACAGAAACGAGGCATTATACTATCAAAAAAAATTAATTAAAAAAGGTAAAGATGTGCTAGCATATAAAATGGAAAAAAAGATTGCGCATTTAAATCATTACCTAGATGATATGGAGGCAATAAGCAAAGCTCAATAACAAATCCCCCTCAGTGGAAAATAATTTCACTGAGGGGTTTACATTTGATTGAAACTATGTTATAATATACATTATGAATATATTTATTTTAGACAATAATCCTGTAAAAGCAGCGCAACTACAATGCGATAAGCATATTCCAAAAATGGTTGTAGAATCAGCGCAAATGCTATCAACAGTCCATCGTATGCTCGATGGGACTATCGAAATGAGACCCTCAAAATCTGGCAAACGTATTGTAAAATATTGGAAGCTGGATAATTACAAAGAAAATATTTTATACAAAGCTGTACATATGAATCATCCATGTACTGTTTGGACTCGTGAGAACGCCAGTAATTATGAATGGCACTACAAACATTTTATAGCGCTTTGTCATGAATATACATATAGGTACGGTAAAGTACATATGTCTCAAACAAAATTGGAAACAGTTCTAAGAGAACAACCAAAAAATATAGAGCATTCTATTGGTAAGACACCATTCAAATTGGCAATGGGTTCTAATCCCGAATGCATGTTTGAAGATGCTGTGAAATCTTATCGTGCTTTTTATCAAACTAAACAGGAAAGATTTAAAATGATTTGGACTAAACGTAAACAACCGGAGTGGTTTAATGCCGTTGTATGATTTTAAAAATTTAAAAACTGGTGAGATAGAGACAAAAATGATGTCTATCGCTGATATGGAAGAATATGTAAAAAATCCTAATATTCAAAAAGTTATTAGCGCACCAAAAATTATGGGAGAAACTTCTGGATCAGTATTAAAGCAAGCTGGTGATGGGTGGAAAGAAGTTCAACAAAGAATTCAAAGTGGTATGCCACCACAAGACCGGGATAAGATTAAGACGAAATGAAAAAACCAAATGTATTAAAGCTAGAACATTTAGTAAAATTAGAACCATTAACGCATAATCAAAAATTAGCGTTTGATTCTTTTGAATCAGGTAGTCACATGTGTCTTGATGGTTCAGCTGGTACAGGTAAAACATTCATATCTTTATATCTAGCTCTTGAAGCGGTATTAAAAAAAGAATATGATAAGGTTGTTATAGTAAGATCTGCTGTACCAACAAGGGATATGGGATTTCTTCCTGGAACTCAAGAAGAAAAGGAAGACGCATATACGCAGCCTTATAAAGCTATTGTTACAGATCTTTTCGATGACGGTGAAGCTTGGGATAAGCTTACAAAGCTCAACAAGAAGATTGAATTTTTAACAACATCTTTTATAAGAGGCTTAACTATCAAAAACGCAGTTGTTATTGTCGATGAATCGCAAAATTGTAATTACCATGAATTATGTTCAGTAATTACTAGGCTTGATGAAGATTGTAGATTCATCATGGCCGGTGATTATTATCAATCTGATTTTACTCGAAAGAGCGATCAAGATGGTATTAAAGACTTTATCAATGTTATTAAACATATGAATCAATTTGAACACATTGAATTTAAATGGGAAGACATTGTAAGAAGTGGATTTGTAAGAGACTTTATAATGACTAAGGAACTATATGAAAATGGCCAATTATAGTGTACATCCGGACAAAAGCATGGTATAATGGCCATATAAATTAATAAAGCGAGTTATAAAATGAGTAAATGGCGATATGAAGAGAAGGACGATAATCGTAACTATGATCAAGAAGCAAGGGAACTTATAAATGGATTATCAATGAATCAACGTTATGAAATGTATAGAATTATTAATAAGGAAAAGAAGAAGCATTGTTCTCCTGAAAGGTTGAAAGAGCTTATGGCTGTTAAAAAAGCTATTGAAGCCACTAAAAATATAGATACCTACAAATTAAATTTTATACTTAATGGTTATAGGTCTGAAATGGCACAAAATGGAAGACCACAAGATGGGTCTAAAAAGCCTTGGCGAAAACAAACATGAATACAGGAAATTTTACGCATGAACCAATTAATCTTGGCTACTCAGATTTGGAGTCAAAAACTACTTCAGCTGGGAGAAAGTACGCTGCTCCTAATGGGATTAAGTATCCTTCTATTACTACAGTACTTTCCATTCTAAGTGAAGACCATATAAGAGAATGGCGCGCCAGAGTTGGAGAGGAAGAAGCAAATCGTATTTCAAAAAGAGCTTCAACTCGTGGAACAGCAGTTCATGCTGTTTTGGAAAGATATGTTGACAATGAAGAAGATTATTTTAAAGACGCTAACTTAGTTGTAAAATCTAACTTTATGGAAGTAAAGAATATACTTGACAAAAGGTTGACCAAAGTATATGCGCAAGAAGCTGCTCTTTATTCAGAACATCTTGGCGTTGCTGGAAGAGTGGATTGTGTTGGTGTCTTTGATGGTAAAAATTCTATCATTGATTATAAAACAGCAGCTAAAACTAAAAAGAAAGAATGGTGTGAAGGTTACTTTGTACAAGAAACTGCTTATGCAATTATGTGGGAAGAAAGAACTGGTATGCCAATTACTCAATTAGTTACAGTGATTGCTGGTGACGAAGGTGCTCAAGTTTTTATTGAGCATCGCGATAATTGGAGCAAAAAGTTATTAGAAACTATTGCTGAATATAAACGTAGAAAATTATTTGGGAGATAATATGAAAAACTTTAGAGATCAGATGGTAAAGACATCTATGGACTATATGCAAGCACAAGCAGCAAAGCATCAAATGAATGCAGAAATTATTTTAAGTAATCATGTATCAGTTGGTGAACATTCAGATCAAATGGAGACTCTTGAAAAAGAGCTTGGTCTAATGGCTGATTATGTAGAAAAATTTGAAATGTTAGAAAAATATTTTAAATAATTTTAAAAAAACAGTTTACTTTTATCTAAATATGTGTTATAATATACATATATTGATAAGGAGTATTTATGAATGAAGTGATAATAAAAGGAAATCCAATTATAGACGGTGCTGTCAGATTTGATATTAATTGCGAATTGCCAGTACCTAGCGAGTTAGTTAAACTGGCTTTATCTAATGATGGCGATGATTGGGATAAAATGTGTAACTCTTTACCCAATTTTGGATTTATGAATCCTATAGGTAATTTACACGTAACTCATCTAGTAATAGATGGGAAGGAAAGAGTGTTCCATTGATGAAAGATAATATTATTTTAGTAGATTGTGATGGTGTATTGTGTGATTGGGAATATTCTTTTACGCAATGGATGAACCACAAAGGTTATCCAACTAAAGAAAGATCTCAATATAACGTTGGTAAAAGATTTGGTCTTACAAGAGCTGAAGGTAAAAAATTAGTTTTAGAGTTTAACGACTCAGCAGCAATTGCGTTTTTACCACCATTAAGAGATTCTGTTTATTACATGAAAAGATTAAATATGTTACATGGATATAAGTTCCATTGTATTACGTCTTTAAGTAAAAACAGATATGCTCAAAAATTAAGAATACAAAATCTAGAATTGTTGTTTGGTAAAGAGTTATTTGATGAATATATTATTCTAGATTGTGGTGCTGACAAAGATGATGCATTATTACCTTATGCTAATTCAGATTGTTGGTGGATTGAAGATAAACCTAAAAATGCTGAACTTGGTGCTTCTTATGGATTGCAATCTATATTAGTTGCCCATGATCACAATGCTTATTATGATGGCGATATCCCAAGATATTGGAAATGGAAGGATATATATAAGCATATCACTGGAGAAATTTAATGCCTGTAAAATTTAAAGAAACAGTAAAAAATAGAGACGGTACTGTACAAAACTACTATATGAGATCTACTCCTTTGCAGGAGCTTAAAGATGCATATGAGAGTAACAATACCCCTCCTAAGAAAAAGCAAAAGATTCTTAAAGAACTTAAAAAGCGTGGACATGCATAAGTGGTGGAGAATCTGGGCTAAAAGCTTAGGTGAAAAAGTCGGTGAGACCGATAAACAAGCAAATACGATTGCTGCTATACGAACAGTATGGTGGTTAACTCACATGGCCACTTGTTGGTTTATTATTTTAAATGCTATAGCTAATCATGGCTGGGCATTAATTGGATTATGAAAGTAACTATAAATGTTGAAATAGATACAGAAAATCAAACAGATGTTTCAACAATTGAAGAATTAATAGAAATTATTAAACAGATTAAAGATCAAAAAGTAGAAGATAATTAATCACTTTAACCTTTTAACTTGTATAAATAACAGTAAAGGAGATAATATATGAGTGATTTATTAGATTTTGATTTTGGCTTTACAGCTGTCGATGAAAATGAGCTAGAAGCTGTACAATCTGTCAAGTCTGAAGCTACATCAGCTTCTGCTACAGCACAAGAGTTGGAAGATAAACTTAATAAGTTATACAACTCTATACTTCCTTTGCTAACAAATTTAAAGAAAAATCCAGAGAAAGAATATATTCTTTGGCCAAATAGAGTCGAAAAAATAGAACAATTCGAAGATTTAATTACGGAGATTATCAAGTAATGGGTATACCAACCGCTGCGGCCATCAATCGCTTAAACCGAAAAATTCGTGACGACGATGGTGAATTACGCTTAGCCACTTCGCCAACTGGAAGCTTAGATACGACTGCAACTATTACAGGAAATGAAGTAAGTTTAGGAAGCGCTCAATATTTTAACTCATCATCGCCTCAAACCTCTATAGAATTTAAATCAGCATATAGATTTATTAATATATCAAATGGCAATACTAGTTCATACTATCCCCAGCAGTTGGTCTATAGTAATGCTGTTTACGGCGTATCTTCAAACAGAGCGTCTACTATGACGCTTAACAGTAATCCGGATTATAACGCTGCAACAGTTAAAAAGAATTTTTATTTTAGAGATACTAATCCTAGCGCTAGCAATGCCACTGGGAGTAATTATTCTGGGGATTCATCCCTAGCATATACAGCAGGTTTTGGTTTGCCTTGGTTTAACGAAGTGACCGATTCATTAATGTACGAGCACGCGACTATTCCAGGTGCGTATACTCATATGCAGTCCATATCTGCACCTGGGAACATATATTTCGGAGGGCAGAATTTTTCAACAGGAATAAACTTTGGAAATGGCGATACGGCCTTTGGTTCTTGGGCTTCTGGTTCTGATGGTGAGATTGATGATATACAAATTGAACAATGCTTTTGGTTTAAAGATACTCTGAGTAATACGTCCGGCTATCGCCTTGATGGTTA